TTGCGTTCGTGAACAAATCACCGAATGGTATCGTGGCGAACGCTACGTTTACTGGGAAACCCGTTGTAACTAAGGAAAATATATGAAGAATTTTATTGCGCTAGCACTCGTGATGCTGGCAACTCCGGCTATCGCTCAGAAGACACCTGTCGGTGTGACGTATGATACTACCATCGTCCGTGCGATTGATGGCGATACGATTGTCATTACGGCTCCGTATCTACCAGCTCCTCTGAAGCCTGAACTGGGTGTTCGAATCTTTGGTGTTGATACACCTGAAAAGAGTTTTCGCGCCAAGTGTACTAGCGAAAAAGTTCGTGGCGAACAAGCTTCTGTCTTTGTAAAAGACGTAATTGCTGCTACGAAGAAGCATCAAGTTGTTTTGTACGATTGGGACAAGTTCGGTGGTCGTGTTCTTGGAGATATTCTCCTTGACGGCATGAGCCTACGAGATCTTCTTATCAAGAACGGTTTTGCACGTGCATATTTTGGCGATGCAAAGCAGTCTTGGTGCAATTAAGCATGTACAATTAAAGCCCGTTAGGGTATAAATAGAATATCAGTTGTTGACAATCAACAAGAAAGGCGGAAAGACGAGGGTTCGACTCCCTCCACCTCCACCATAAACCAACCTAGCCGGGCTGTACTCCGGTCTGGTACAGCGGATAAGCCCTTGGTCGGGGAATAAGGTTGGTTTATGTTGGGGGTGACTATGGAATTCGATTTTCGTGTAATAGGGCGGTTCGAGACTGATTGCTTGGCAAAGTGCCACAAAACATAAATGCTAACGATAACGATAGCTTTGCAGATATCCGCCTAGCGGCATGATCTACACGGGTATGGCTCCACCTTGGAACAGAACGGGCCAACACACATAACACACATAAAGGAAATTAAAATGACTAAGACACCATATGAAATCCGTCTTGAAGTTCTGAAGATGGCTCAAGATCAAGCTAACGCAAAGTTCTATAATCAATGGGAACAAGCAGCGCGCGCAGCCGATAATAACGATAACGCAACGCTTTTGACGGAAGTTCCGACTTTCCCTACAGCAGAAGAAATTTTAGTTGAAGCAACGAAGCTTAAGATTTTTGTTGACAGCAACTAATTAAGTCAGTGGGTACTTGGCGACAGGTACCCACACTTTACTACCAGTTGAATTGCTGGTGCTACGAGTCGCCAGAAAACCGCTGGGGATGGTATAAATAAAATATGACGGAGGCTGAAATCCTCCATTGACTCTTACAAAAACTTCAAGTCTTAGATGGCTAGAAAGCGGCATCATTCGGATGTCACCGACGAAAACACTAATGATTTTGCATTTCCAGTAAGAGGGAAATGGATGGAAGATACTTCGTTATTCTCTTGTGTATCTTCTTATAGCGACAGAAAACTATATGGCTGAGATGCCTGGAAAGTAGTCTCTGTTTGCCAAGGTCATTGAGACTAAGAGGACAAACATGAAACTTTTCGAAAACAGAAAAGATTTCCCGTACCTACGCTGGGCAGAAGGCTTTGTCATAGGTATTATCGCAGTCACAGGTGTGGCTTTGGCTACTCCAACTAAACAGCCTGAAATACAGATCGTAAAAGTTCCTGTGGTTCAGGTAATCGAAAAAAAGATTGTTGTCAAAGAAGCTGTGTATCTCAATCGGCATGACAGACAACAAATCAAATGCATGGCTGAGAATACATATTTCGAAGCAGGCCATGAGCCAACAAAAGGCAAAATCGCGGTGAACAATGTAGTATTGAATCGCGTAAAAGACAAAAGATTCCCAAAGACACCATGCGCGGTCATTAATCAAAGGGCCAAAGGCGTATGCCAATTTTCATGGAAGTGTGAGGGAGGAAAGCGAATAGCTGATATGACAGCATATCGTAAGGCAACAGATGTTGCTGAAGACGTATATCTAGGTAACTACACTGACGTTACAAAAGGCGCAAAATTTTACCACGCAGACTATGTAAGCCCATCATGGGGCAGAGTCTTTGATCGTACGACTAAAATTGGCGCACACATTTTTTATAGAGGATAATTATATCATGATGGACGACGTCATTTCAACAAAAGCACTGACTTCTGAAAAGTTCATTAAAGAAATTGAACGATTGGTTATCAATTATAATTTAGATTATATGGATGCCGTCGTCCACTATTGTGAAAAGAATAATATCGAGATCGAGGCTGCAGCGAGTATTATTCGTAGCAATATTCGTATTAAGGCAAAGCTTCAAGACGAAGCAGAAGAACTCAACTTCATGCCAAAGAGGGCAAAGTTACCAGTATGACTCCTTTCGAGAGCTACACCACCTTTCTTGCCCTTAAAAATCACTTCACAACAGATAGCTACGACTACATCAAATACAATGGCAAAGTAGGCGCAAAGCCCTCGAGCTTTGATGTACGTAAGGACAAGTATCAGTTCTACAAGCTGTCGAAACATAAAGATCCTTTGAAATATCTGGTTGCCAACTTTGTAGATGGCGATTTGAAATGGATAGGTGATCTATTCGGTGATGACTCAGAGAAAGTGTACAATGAATGGTTGAAGAGACAGCAGTCTCTTTCTTATATCTTCGAAGAAGACGTAAAAAAACTATGTACAAATTTCAATGATTGTGTTATTGTAAAGAATGGGCAACATCCCTTCTTACTGAAACAATATCTTCGTCGAGAGATTTCTATCGAGACGGTGATTATCCTCAACGATATCTTCGGGTTCTTCGGTCATTGGAACAAGAAGATTGAGGATGGTGTCTTATGGCCCAGCATCCACAAGAAGCTGTTGAAGTATAAACCGTTCTTTCATTATGATATATTCAGATGCAGAAAGATTTTAAAGGATAAGTTTACATATGTTTGATAATATTGAAATTAGACAATATGATATTGAAGGTGAAACCGATTGGTATTGGATTAAAAACGATAAAAATTGTTTTAGTGCAGTTGCAGAACATTGGGAAAATCATCATTCCAAATTATATTTTAAACACGTTAAGAATTATGGCACTGTAGTTACAGGCGGTACTAATTGTGGCATGTATGCTCGACTTTATGCAAAGCGATTCAAGCATGTGTTTGCCTTTGAACCAGAACCAGTCGCGTTTACATGTATGGTAAACAACACTCCATATGATCATGTCATCAAACTTAATGCTGCATTGGGAAATGGCCATGGTATTGTTGGGTTGTATCGGGTTCCTCAAGATGAACCTGGAACTGATCAATTGAATATTGGTATGAATAGACTTCAACCGCCTTCAGATGAATTTCATATTCCAATGATGACTATAGATTCATTACAACTTGACGAATGTGATTTAATTGCATTAGATGTAGAAGGTTACGAGCAATATGCATTGGAAGGTGCCAAAGAAACAATTGCAAAATTTAAACCTGTAGTCATTGCTGAGCGATTTAATTCGCCAGAACAGCAGATGTATATGAAAAATCTTGGCTATGTTTATACTGATCAATCTGCGCTCGATTCAATTTATATTCCAATGACCGCATCTCAACAAGTTTTTAGTTACAAAGTTTAAAATGCTATGATCCGTCGTATAAATAGCATGCCGCTGAAAATCGGTAATATAACGACAAAACACACACCGTAATATAACGACATACTATAGGAGATTACTATGTCATTTGCAGACCTTAAGCGTTCTTCCAGCTCTTCTTTTGAAAAGCTCACTAAAGAACTTGCTAAACAAAACACCACCTATTCAGATCCCGATGAGGGCAAATATTGGAAGCCTACCGTCGATAAGGCTGGTAACGGATACGCCGTGATTCGTTTCCTTCCTGCTCCGGCAAACGAGGACATTCCTTTCGTTCGCATCTGGGACCATGGATTCCAAGGACCAACAGGTCTTTGGTACATCGAGAAGTCGTTGACGACTCTCGGTAAAGACGATCCCGTGTCAGAATACAACAGCGTTCTTTGGAACACTGGTCTTGACTCTGATAAGGAGATCGCACGCAAGCAGAAGCGCCGCTTGGCATACCACAGCAACATCTATGTTGTGAAGGATCCAGGCAATCCTGCGAACGAAGGTAAGGTCTTCCTGTACAAGTACGGTAAGAAGATCTTCGACAAGCTTAACGACCTCATGAACCCAGGTTTTGAGGACGAGAAGCCAGTAAATCCTTTCGATCTTTGGAACGGTGCTAATTTCAAGCTCAAAATTCGTAAGGTCGAAGGTTGGCCTAATTACGATAAGTCTGAATTCGATACTCCCGCACCACTGTTCGATGATGACAGTGAGCTTGAGCGGGTCTACAACGAGGAGCGTTC